CCCTGATGTGCGCTTCTAACTGCTCCTGTAGCTTGAAGAACTCAGTCAGGTTCTTAACGATGTCAGCTTTGACTTGAGTTTCGTCAACAGCAACGTAGTCAGATTTTTTAGCCTTTGCCACAGACTTTGTAGCTTCAGGCTTGGGACTACCGCCAAATAACTTCCGCAACGTACCCCAAATTCCTTTGACTTCTTTGCCAATGGCAACAACTTCATCAGCAGTGCGCTTAATAGAGACAAACTGCTCTTTAGCCTGCTTGTAAAGGTCACAGCCAGCTTGGATGTTTTTGACCAAGCCAGCCGCAAGAAGACAAATAGAGATTGGATCAATTTTGTGTCCTTATTCTTCAGTAGCTTGTTTCATTTCACGAATGCTACTTGGATTGGTCAACAATTCAGTTATGCGTTGTTTTTCTGATGCTGGAAGTGTATTTAATAAATCAGCCGCACCTTGAGGTGTTTTTAAAGACTCTGTAATTATTTTCATACTCTTATTGCCAATAGCTTTTTCTAATTCGCTAACAGCTTTATTTCCAGCAGATGCCCAAAAACTAAACCATGATGGTAAACGCATCATTGAAGTTTGTTGCTTTAGCAATTGAGTTAGGGCAGTTTGACCTTCTGAAATTTGCTGATTAACGGATATTTGAGTAAGACGCTTATTTGCTTGTTCACGCAAGACTTCCATAGTTGTATCAGCTAGTTCTGTGGCAATGTTGTATCTACCTCCTCCAAGTATTTTTTCTACTTCTTCAGGAGACTCATTTTGAACTAAACGCACAAATTCATCTTTATTTGTTTTCCAAAGACGCAATGCTTCACCAGATAATTTACGTTCTGCAATTTTTTGCATTCCAACTGTATAGTCTTGCAAATATTTTCGATAACCAGTTCCACCAGAAGACTCAATTGCATCTATCAAATATGGCTTAATGTCTGATAAAACTTTGGAAGCAAGATTTCGTTGTGATGTTGCATCAATTGATGGTCTTAGTTGAGCAATCGCCGCATTTACCGAGTTCTTCCTGATTGCATCTAATGCTCTTGCATCAATAATGCCTCCACTAGAAGTCCATTTTGCAATATCATCAGCAACATTTTTAACCGCACCAAGTAAAACATCATCTCCAGCAAAAGATGGATTTTGAGCAATTGCCCCAATGTTTTTTGATAACTGATTACCTTCTAATGGTTTAATACCAAAATTACGTAACGTATTTGCCGTATCTTGTGCAAATCTTGCGCCTTGACCAAGATCAAGTGATGCTTGTGCCGCCCTATCTGACCATTCACCAAAAGCCTTTTCAGCCAATTCACTGGGATATGTGTATTTACTTGCTCCAACAGGCAAGCCACGTTTAATTAAATTAAGTCGTGCATATGCTTCTGCAACATTTCCTGCGTTAATTAAATCTCGTACTTCTTGTACTTTTGCCGCCGCCTCTGCGCTTAATTTACCTGCCTGTGCTTCATAATCAGCAACAGCTTGACCAAGATTTGCCCTACTTAATGCGGCTTCTCTCTGTGGAGTTGTCATTGTTGTAAGTGCTTTTTTAGCGTTTTCTAAAACAGCCCTAACTTCTGCGGCATTTTCACCACCAGCCAATTTAGACAATGCTTTTACAGACTCATCTTCTCCAAAAAGTCTAATTTTTCTGAGGAATTGTGGGTCACGATCTAATGCCTCTTTTATCAATGCTTGCCAAGTTGGATTTTCTAAAGATGCAGTTATTTCAGCAACACTTGCATTAGCAGGTGCATTTTTTAATGTGTCTAAAACTTGTGGTAAATCATTGCCTAAAGTTGATCTAGCAATGTTTGCCGCTTTAAGTTGAGAGGATGAGACAATATCAATAAGTTTATTGACACCTTTTGTAACATAAGGCGCAACAACTCTACCGCCAACTTCATAGGTTACACCTTCTGCAACATTTCTAATTGGCTCAACAACAGCTTGAACGCCTTGTCTTGGTTGTTGTCCTCCAAGGTAAATATCTGCAAGATTAACGGCTTCTTTTGCCATGCCATAACCAAGACCAGAACCACCAACAACGCCAGCAATTCCTAATGGAGTACCTAATAAACCACCTGCTACAGCACCACCCATTTCTACAGTTGGAGCAAGAACAGGTCTAACTATATTTTGATAAACCTTTTGTCCTGTAGACAAGTTAGGTGTTTGCACAAACGCAGGAGCAGGAGGATTACCACCAGTGGGAATTTGATCTACAACAGTACCAGTTGCAGTAGGTTGAAATGGAGGTTGTTCAGACATAGAACTAGAAAAAGCCGCCGTAATAGAAGATGAAATTTCATCAATTTCAGCATCTGTTAAAGGTTTTTCACTAGAAACTGTTTTACCTTCAATTAAATATTTTGGCATCATTTTTCCTTAATCAGGCAAAACTTGATATTTTGTACCTTTGCTTGTTTGTCCTGATGGAGTTGCTGGTGTTGGTTTTACACCTTTTTTCATTCCACCACCTTTAACATAAGTATTTTCAAGATTATCAATAATTTTCATTGATGCTTCATATCCAAGATTTACATCAGACAAAGAATCAAGCATTGTTTTCAACTCAAAATTAGAGTTCAATTGTTGAGATGACATACCAGTAGCGGTTTTAATTGCTTGAACAAGTCTTTGTTTTGCACTATTAATTACATCACGTTCAACTTGTTCTTTTGTGCCTCCCATTCTTCCTGCGACTTGTCCAACTCCACTTCCTTGGATATATGACAAAACATTTGAAGCAACATTTCTTTCTGTACTTGGAATTGCACGTTTTTCATTCAATGTTACAAAAGCACCACGTAAAACATCAAGTTGATCTTGTAATTCAGTTTTACCAGCTTCTACTTTATTTTCTCTAAGAGCCGCTGTAGGTTCTTTTCCTGAAATACCAATAACTCCAGATGCACCAATACCACCACCTTTATATTGGCGAGTATCAATTGAAATCATTTGATTAGGATTTGTTGGGTCAACAATAGTAGTTACTGATGGCGCAGGAGGTTGTTTTAAAGAGCCAACTAATTGAGCAACTTCTTTTCTTGCATCAGCAGAAATTTGTGCCGCTTGTGTTCGTGCATCAGCCATAATTTGAGCACGTTCAGCATCAGTTCTTGCTCTTTCTAATGCGAGTTCTTTTTTAGCTTCTATTTGTTGCAATGCAAGTTCTTTTTTTGTTTCTATCTGGTTTCGCATATCGGAACTTCGTTGCAATGCCGCTAATACTTTATCTGGTGAACCATACTTAGTAACAATAGATAATACATCAGACTCTGACGCATTAGGTGGTAACCTAGATAACTCATCTCGTAGTTGTGTTTCTTGAGTATTAGACAACTCAGCTTTTTGTGCTTCAGCGGTTGTTTTACGCACTGTAGCCGCACTAACTTGCAATTGTCTACCAGCATCAGCAATTGCCATTGCAAATTGTGGGTCACCTGATTGAGCCGCTAATTGAGCAACTTTCATGTATGAAGCAGGGTCAGTTTGATCTAATTGACTAGCCAACTGTTGACGCTGTGAAATCAGTTTCAACTGTGGGTCTTCACCACCCAAAGCACGACCAATAGCACCACCCACGTTGTAACCAGCAACATTAGCCGCTACACGTTGTGCAGTTCCCCAAGGGGCTTGCTCCATTGCAATAGCCCTATCGTAAGCCTGCTGTTGCAAGGCTTGTTGGTATTGCTCAGGAGTTTGAAAAAGTCCACCAATATCTGCCATGATTACTCCTTATAGTGGCACATAGCCAGTAAATCCACCATTGTTCCATGCACCAATTTGTTCAGGTGTTAAATATGTTGTCCCATATTGCCCTACTCCTGCATAAGATGGCATCATTGAATTAGAACCTCCAAATAAATTGCCAATACCACTCATCAATTGTTGATTAGATGCAAGTCCACTTAATCCTGATTGCAACAAAGATGATGGAGAGTTTCTAGCCGCCAACAAATTGCTTTGAGCCGCCGCCAATCCACCAGTTAACAATGATTGACCTGCATTAGCACCAGCGGTAGCCGATTTACCACCTAACTGAGCACCAATATCAAGAGGAGATTGACCCAACTGCTCAATGCCTTGAGTAGCACCCAAATAACCTTGGAATGGTGCAAGAGCGCCAGTCTGACCAGTCTGATACTGACTCAACAAATTAGAACCACTACCAAGCAAACCAATGCCGTAATTGACGTTTTGCTGACCAGCTTGTTGTGCTTGTGCCGCCAATTGAGCATCTTGTTGAGCCATAGCGTTGTAATAGGCTTCCATTTCAGGTGTAGTAGCACCCAATCCAGCCGCACCACTTGGGCGTGTACCTGTAGCACCTACAGAGAGTCCACCACGACCTTGTTGGAACAACTGGTTCTGCAACTGAGCCATCTGACGCTCACGGCTAGGAGCAAGCAAATCTTGCTGTTTAGCCATGTAGTCAGCCGCAACCTGTTCTGGACTTTGTGCAAGATATTGCTGACCCAAGCCAAATAATCCTGTAGCCGCTGTAGATAATGGCTGATACTGTTGTTGAGCCTGTTCTGCTTGAGTCAAAGCGCCACCAGCTAAACCCATCAAACGATTTTGATAGGCTTGCATCTCAGGTGTAAGCGTGTATCCTGCACCAGTTAAGTAGCCTTCAGGAGACATCTGGAAGTTAGATGAACCAAACCTTGTAGTAATTCCTACAGGTCGGAACTTCTGAACTTCAGCCGCCAATTTAGCCGCCGCAAGTTGATCTCTAGCCATATTGCTATAGCCTTCACCTGCTCCACCGCCAAATAAACTACCAATGACTGATGGTGCAACAGCCGAAAAAATTTGACCTGCAGTAATTGGCATACTATTCTCCTTTAATCAAAACGTCATCCACTTTAGACGGGTCTTTCTCGTCTGTGGCATGAATACAAAACCAAACACAATCTGTAATTGCTTTAACACCATGAATCAAACCAGCCTTAATCTCAAGGCAAGTTGGTGCAGTCACAATGTCAATCTCATCACCACGCAATACAGCAACCTTACCTTCAGCCAAGATAGACAAATGACTGAAGTTATGGGTATGCTTCAAGATGGCAGTACCAGCAGGAAACTTAGCTTCCTTTGCATACAAGCCATCAGAAAAGTGATGTGTAATCATGAGCGCAACTCAGACCAATTTTGCAAAGTTGGTGTTGAACCAGAAACCACACTACAACTATATGTAGTGTTATCAGGAACAATAAAACAAGCCGTTGCTGGTACGGCTGATGTCGCACCACTTACAACACCAAGAATGGCTATTTGAACTCCACCACACACAACTTGCACATATCCATTAGTGCCAGCAGGAGTTACACAAATAACAACTTGAATAGGTCTACCTGTGCTATTTGTATATGTTGTTCCAAATGATCTTGATGGTGATTGCCAAGTTTGTGACACACCAACACCTGCTGGTTGAGAAACAATAGCTCCACCAAGTCCAGCAATATTTGATGGTGATGATGCCCATGCTCCAGCAGTTGATTGTGTTGATTCAATAAAACCAACAATTCTGAAAGGAACATTTGTTCTTGCACTTGTTGAGTAAATTACAGTTCCACTATCTGCCCCACCAACACCACCTTCAGCAGTAGTGCTAATCAAAATACGTTCATCTAATGCACCATAAAGATTTGCATTAACAACAGCGAGTTCAACTGTTCCTGCATTGTCAATGGCAATAACAGCCAACTTAGACAATACAGCGTTTGTTGTTCCAAGAGTAGAGCCATTGGAAACTGTCAACGAAAGAGCAGTAGTGATATTTCGAGTTGTTGTTGAACCTGAGGATAAAGTAGATGATCTAAAATCCAATGAACAGGCACTTAAACCGATTGTCAAAGCATTTGACGATACAGAAGCTGTTAATGTTGGTATTTGTTTATAAGGTATTACTGAACTACCTTCATACGAATAAGACCAACTTGCGGCAGTAGTTCCAGTAATCGCAATACAAGTAAAAGACATACTAGTATTTGCTGGAATAGTGCTAATTGTATTTGCACCACTTGATTGAACAGTAAGAACACCTGTTGAATTGTTAACAATCAAATAACCCAAGCCCAAAGCAAGTGTGCTTGTAACGGGCAACACAATAGTCTGAGTAGTAGAACCTGTGAAATATTGTTGGTTAGTGCTTGAGGCAGTAAGCGTTGTTGTGCCAGCCGCAGTCGCAGTAGTTGTATATCCTAATTTAATGTTATCTATGACAGGTAAAACAGCATTGGTAATTGTTGTTGTGCCACTCAATGTAGTAGCACCACTTAGTGCGGTTGTACCACTAGCTGAAAGGGTTGTGAAAGCACCTGTACTTGCAGTTGTTGCACCAATAGTTGAATTATTAATTGAAGCATCTGTGATAGTTCCACCAGTGGAATTTAACTTTGATGCAATAGCAGTTTGAATGTTGTTGAACTCGGTATCAATCTCAGTACCCTTAACAATCTTTAATGGATTGCCAGAAGATAGATTATCCTTAGTTGCAAAGTTTGTTGATTTTGTGTAGTCTGTCATGGTTACCTCTTTAGCTTATTTTGCCATTCTTGGCTTGAATTTCAATTTTTTGAACAGACAATGCTGAACCATTTATATCTGTTTCATATCCCGTTTGAACAACTTTTCCAGAACCTGAAGCAGAAACATTCAAAGTCTGTAATGCAACACCATCAGAGTATTCTGCAATTACAGTGGCATTTGAACCATACTCAGCAATTCCATAGTAAGACTCACCTTGAGATGGAATAGAGTCATTGTCAGATAAATAATTTGTCTTGAAGTCAAAGCCCCATTTGAATGTCAATACTTGTGAAGTTCCACCAATAACCACAATAGACAACTTCTTCAAAATAGAAGTTTGGTTTTGATTACCAAGGTCTGCATGGTTCGTGTAATACAACATACGATATGAGGATTGATAATCTTGATATGTGCTGTACAAACCAATATAACCATTTTTTCCAATGTATAAAGTACCATCACGCCTAGACAAAAATGCTGTTGGTGTAATTGAATCCCAAGTTGTAACCCTTGCTGAACCATCAGGTAGATATGCCTTAGTGTCAAAACACCAAACACCAGCTATCGATGGTGTAGTCAACAAATAAAATGCTTCACGCTCAGAATAAACAGACTTAATGTTTGCCAGTGTTTCACCAGCAAGTACAGACGTTAAGTCATTACGAATATTCTTAGACAAGTCTCTCTCAGGGGCAGACTTCTCTTGAATCGTTCTCATCAAAGAACGAACACCTGAGTTAGACAAGAACAATACATCAGTGCTGGTTGTTTGGATGCTATCCCTTGCAATGCAACCAATACCTTCAACAGTGTCGCTAATTGACATGGTTGATGGTGCAGTAGCACCCTGATAAACAAGAATCTGACGCTTACCAAAGATGAATAGAAAGCCGTTATGAGCCGCTAAACCTGTAATCTGGTCAGCACCATTCACCCACACATTGTTTACATTCAAGCTACCAGCAGTTCCTGTAGACCATACATGACCAGCAATCAAGTCACTGAAGTAAACAGTTGAATTATTGCTTGTTGTATCTGCCGCCCACAAACGACCAAATGCTGATATACAGATATTTGCATCAGGAACAGTAGCGGAATAACCTGTCTTTTCGCTAACCCTACGATATGTCGTGGTGCTAACAGCAGGGTCATAGATCAGAGGATTATGACCAGTCTGGAAGAAGTAAGTAATGCCATTCAAGGATGCACATTGCCAATTACTTGCAGTAATCGTTGGAGCAGTACCCCCCCCACCATAGGTAAGTTCAGTAACTACATTGCTTGCACCAAGTTTGAATATCTTATTGTTGCCAGCAAATAAAACAGTCAAAGTGCCATCAGCTTGAACTAACTCATGGATGACCTTAACGTCATTTGCACCAAGGTTTCCACTAGAAGAATTAACTCTAGACCAACCCTTTCGTGCGCCCATCCGACCATATTGGTCAATGATGCAATTAGTCGCAACCAAAGCAAATCCAGCAGCCAAATCAAGAGGCGAGTCTTGCGTATTCAGCCCATATAGTGCTGGCGCTGAAATACTGTAAGTTTGTATTGATTGACTCATGTCGCAACAAACTCCTGATTTTCAGGATAGCGAGTGCCTTCCAAGGCAATGTAGTCAGACAACATGGATTTGTAGAGTTGGTAGGCTTCAGAAGAAGACAATCCACCATCTTCGCCACGCTCTACCAATGCCCTAGCATAAGCATTCTGAACAACTAGAACATCAGGAACTGAAACAACAGTTGAATCTGATGACAATGTGGCTTGTGGCACTGTAAGGCTAAAAGGAATGCTATACACACCATCAGGGCGTGGATACAAAGTTACCTTAGTGTCATAGCTACCATTTACGCCATCAAAACAAAATTCTGATGGAATTCCACTCACAGGAGTAGAGAAATTCTGCTTGCGGTTCATTGAAGCAAAATCAATATTTTTCATGCCAATGTTGCTTGTGGCATTGATAACATCAATGACTTGGAACTTTTGACCAGCACCTGTCAAAGCATAAGAGTATGTGCCTGAAGTAGTAGACAAGGTAATAGTAGTGCCTAGAACATTCCAAGCATAAGCATCTTCAATTTGACGCTTTGCATCATTTACAAACTTGCCAATTAAAGCAGAATAAGATGTTTCGGAAACAGTAGAAACTGCTGTCTCACGCAACCTAACTAATACGTCATTTACAAGTTCTAAATAGGTCATCTGCTTACAGCCTTTGCTTTGTTCCTTACGGATATAGCTTTAGCTTTTGCCTTTGCGTCTTCCTTGGAGTTTACACCCCAAGCCTTCAACGAAAGAAGCAGTCTTGTTGGTTCACCATTCTTATACTCCGCACCAGCCATGTTGCCCATGCGAGCCAAGAAACTTGCTCTGCGAGGATTGTCCCCCGACTTTACTGGAGGTTTCAGATTCCCACCAGTTTCCGCATTATAAGATGATCTTCCCTTGGCATTCAAGCCGCCTTTTGGATTTTGACCAGCTTTTGTTTGCCAAGTTGGAGATTTCATCACTTCACCTTTTTAGGCTTCTTTGCGGTCTTTGCCGCCTGTTTAAACGCTTCAGCAGTAGGCGCACCCTTGCTACCTACCTTACGCATCTTCTCGCCAGACCCTGCCTTAATTCGGGCTTGTTTGGCATGAATATTGGCGTAGAGTCCCTGCTTCATTTCATTTTCTTTTTAGGTTTGGTCATGCCAGCCTCAGACAAAGCAATGGCAACCGCCTGTTTGGGGTTCTTCACAACCTTGCCCATTTTTGAGCCTGAATGCAAAATACCTTCCTTATATTCACGCATTACCTTGCCAACCTTCTTTTGTGCCATTGTTGGTTTTTTCATAGGGTTTCTCCTTAGTACATGATTTTGGCAGTGATCGTGCCAGAGGTGTAAGCGGTGCAGTTTGCTCGCAAATACTTAGGAGCATTAGCCAAAGTGACAAAACCATCAGCAGTTAAGGCAGTGCCAATAGTGCTGTAAGTTGTGCCATCAAGACTACCTTGCAGAGCAACAGTAGCAGTTGTGATGCCAGTTACATGGAGAACTGCTGGCTGACCCATATCAACCTGAACAGCCTTGGATGCGCCTGTAGCTGTGACAGCATTAAGCAATGTGACGGGAGTAGTTATAGATGCCATTATTTACCTCTTGAAGATTTTTTCATCATGTTGGTAGCAGTCCTACCACCACGCATAGGCAAGCCCTTTGGCTTACCAATAGCAACCATGACAGTTACGGGAATACCTTTTTTAGGGGTTTTAGCGGGAGTTTTGGATTTTGCTTTCATATCAGTCCTTTTTGATTGAACCACCAGATTTCCAAGCATCACAGGTACGAGCCGCCGCACAAGTGAAATGGAATAACTCACAGAAACCTAGATCAGCGGCATCAATGAACTGTTGGTCATAGTCAAGTTCATTCTCTGAATTCTTGCCTTTTTCCAAGCCAGACTTAATGCACTCCATCATCTTGGGAGTTTGAATAAATGCTGCACAATTACCGCAACGCATGGTTTTAACCACATCGGTAGGTGCGTTGTACATCTTGGCTTTCTTCAGCCAAAACGCTTCATTAGGCTCATTTGGATTAGGCGCACCATACCCAAAGTTCTTGAAAGCATTGTTGCGGTTCTTAAGGTTTAACGCTATGTCCTGAGTAGGAAGTGGACAAACCTTGCCTGAAAGAAGCCCTTCTTTCATTTCCACAACCTATCAGCTACAAAGGTGACGATACCACCACCAAAAGAAGCCAGTGACATTCCAATCCAAATACCGCCTTTAGATTTGTTTGCTAACTCCAAAAGAGCTTTTACATCGGTACTAAGTGAGTGGACTTCCTTTTGTAGAGCCTCGACTTGAGCCTCTAACTTACCAAAGTCTCTTGCGTCAACTTCAGACATTTGCTACCTTTCTGGGTCTTCCCATACGCTTAATTGATGGAATGACAGGCGCAAATGCGGTATCTGTTCTAGTCTCTGATTCTACAGATTCTATGGTTACTTCTGGTTCGTCTACTCTAACATAACCCTGATGACCCTTCATAGAGTCAATGTCATGTTGGAGGGTAAAAGTCACTGTATTACCCGACTGAAGACAACGAAAAGTAGCCATAAAACCCTTTAAATGAGAAAGGGGGGACTAGCCCCCCTATCTTTACACCATACGAACAATAACGATCTTCATGGTTGCAGATGCCAAGTCCGCTGTTGAACCTGACTCGTTTTGAATGCGAAATTTAACTGTGTTTGCGGCACTGACATAGCCAGTGACAGTCAAACCAACCAAATCTACCCCCAAAGATGCACCAATCACCATATCGCCCAAAGCGACACCAGCCACTGTTACATCATCTGTTTCGCCAGCACCATCAACTAGTGAACCAGCGTTTAAAGTACAAGTAACTGCCCATGTATCAGAGAACAAACCCCGAAATTGGTCATTACCACGGCGTGAAACTACTGCTGAAGCGGTTGCCATTTTTGATTTCTCCTAATTAGATTAAAAAAAGTCCTCCTACCCCTATCGCTAGAAGTAGGAGGGACAACTGCAATTAGCT